ACCGCATACACGGGTGCGTTCTACGTGTTCACTGGACACAACGCCACGGAAGGTGCGTCCAGCATATCAGAGGTCATGGTGGTGGCCAACGACGAGGCCTACATCACAACGGGTCCAACGGTGAGCTCAAAAGGCACGGACCAACTGGCATTCTCCGCATCACTGTCGGGACAAACGGTCACGATACAAGCGGCGTCAACGTCGGGGTCAAGCACCACAGTGAACGGCTACAGGGTACACATGCTGAGGGGATCAGCGGGTGCATCAACGGCAGACACAGTATTGGTTTCAACAGAACAGACCATAACAGGAGCAAAGACATTTGACAGTGCGTTGGCATTGACCGTTGGCAGTGATCCATCTACTGTGGCCAACAAGGCCCATATATACGCCAAGGACGACTCGTCTAGTGCTGAAGTGTTCGTGAGGGACGAAGCGGGTAACGTTACAAAAATATCTCCTCACAACGAAGAAGGCGAATGGGAATACTATTCTAGGAATACAAAAACTGGAAAAACTGTGAGGGTGAACATGGAAGAGATGATCCGTGATATAGAAAAACTTACAGGTAAATCTTATATAAAAAACAATTAGACTATTAAATCCAATATAGTCTGTAACTTACCTTTTATACTTTTATTATTCAAAGTATTTTTCAGACCCATGTGTAGATTCTTGGGCCAGCACTCAAACGCGGTCCAGCAATAACCTGAATGTTCCTCATTTAGTTTAGGAATGAATTCTGCATCTATGGCCACGAGATATGTGTGGAAGAAGAACTTCTGATCGTTTGACGTGAACATTTCTAATGGTATAACTTTCTTGAATTTAGGTAAACTGCCTGTTTCTTCCTCTATCTCACGCTTCAGTCCCTCGAAGGCACTTTCCGTGAATTTGCTTTTACCGCCAACCAATCCCCACATGCCTTGTGTTTTCCGATCAGTCCTCTGTAGGAAAAGGAAACGTTTGGTGCTGGTAGCGTAGAACAGGGCACCCGAACAGACTATGTTTTCTTTCATGCTATATTATAACAACTATGGGGTTGTAGCGTCAAGGCTTGAGTTGTATCCTGGATCTGCCCCACCATCTAGCACTATGCTCCAATTACCTTGTGTGTACACACCCTCATAGGATTTGACCCATTCTGTGCCATTGAACCTGTACTGTATACCCGTGTTAAGATTGGTCACGTAGTGTTGTGTGCTGTCAGGATTTGATGCATCAAAGGCCACGTTCCATTTTGATGTTGAACTGTTGTATTCTATGATGTCTCCAACGCTGGCTACCAGTGTGCCCCAGGTTTGGCTTTGGAAACTGGCAGTGCTGTCTCCAACGTCATTGATCACCAGATACCTGTCACCATTCACAGGTGTGCCTGGATCAAATGTTGCTGGATTTATTATTTTTTTGACTGCTGTAAGAGAATTGCTTGGTATCGTGTCGCCATCAATTGTGTACAATAAAATCGTATCATCAAGTGTTGACGTTGCTATGGTACCAACTATCTCATTTCCGTTTGGTTGTGTCAATCTTATCTGTGATGTGCCGTTTGTTACTTTGCCATATTGATCTAACAGCACCTTCCAGTTAACCGCTGGTCCAAATGTTTCGAAAGGATCATAGTTGCTTGGTTCGTTCGCACCTGTTTGGAATCCATCTCCTCCTGATTTAACATTTGTGCCTGTTGAGCCTAATAATCTTAGTTGGTTACCTGTAACTAATAATCCAAAGTTGTTTGGTGTGATGTAACTCCTCGATGTCAGTTCCCCGTCTATCAATCCTTTCGCTATGCCGCCATCGTCGTCGTATATGCTCATTATGATCTTTTGTACGACACCCAGTTTCTTGACTTTCACCGGTGGTGATAACCATATTGGCATACTGAATGTCAGTGTTGCAACATCAATCTCGGAATCCGCACCTACTGGTATGGTCCTCGAACTAAACGTTGTACCTGTCAATTCAACGTAACTCAAACTGGTCCAGTCGATGTAGTTGTCTGTTTTCTGTATCTCGAAGTCTGGATTGAATAGATACAATATCTGTTCCATTATCTGTAGTTTCTGATCCGTGTTTGTGGTCCAGATGTCTGCTGACACTTCCATCCTGAACGGAGATGGCATCACTTTCTCTACAGTGTATCCTGCACCCATCTCGTTGGTGTAGTTGCCGTCTGCATCTATGCCTCTTTCTCTCAAATGCTGTTTCTCTATGTGATAAGGATTCTGCATCCTTTCCCTGTCGTAGTTTAATTCCCTTACATACGCCGCTATCCTCGGTGCATACTGTAGTGCGTTCTCTGAATTGTTCCTGATGATGTTTGCGACCTGCCTCGTTGGATCTCCATACACCACCGGCACTGCCCTTAGTTGAACTGAACCGTCACTGCCTTTGCCCGTCTCCACTGAGAAGTTACTCAATATCCTAATGAATTGAGTGAGGAATTTCCTAACCTGTCCTTCGTAAAAGTGTAGCATCCTTAATTGTCAGCCTTTGGTTTAAGTGCATCTGTCAATGACTGCCTCTGTTTGACCGTTAATCCGTTTATTGTTGATTCCGTTGTGTTGTTAACGAAACTTGTTTTGTAGTTGCCTCTAGAATCATTGTTCGTTGTAGTTATTCTAACACTGTCCTCGATTTTGACCCATCTGACTCCGTCATAACGGAACAATCTGTTGGGTAAGAAATCTGTCCTCAAGAAATAATCGCCTTGGTCAACGCCAGACGTTGGGAATGTGATGCCAAATCCTGCCGGGTTTCCGTTGGGTGCAACGCCGTCTCCATCCAGGTAGAAACCATAGTGAGAACTTGCTGGTGTGTCTATTGTGGCATTCACCGTGTTATCACTGCTGGCCCTCTGTGCTTCTGTGTTCACATTTTCAGTTCGTATATTTCCTCTTTCATCGATTGGTGCAACATAGTATTGCTTGTAGTTGAATCCCGCCTTTGGTGCATCCTGCTCTGCCTGTGCAACGATCTGATCGTTAATGGTTTTCTCCTTGTTGTATGTGCTCATGTAACTGGCAACTGATCCTGTGGTTGTTGCATCGCCTATGATGTCTTTGAATTCTTGTGAATCCACTAGAGTTTTCATTTTCAATCTCAACAGATGTGGCCACCAAGTCTGCGAGAATCCTTCCGCCGCCCTGTTAACATCTTCAACGACGTAATATCTTTTCAGTGCGATTGGCACACTCTCGTCTAGTGAATAATCTTCCTTCATGTGTGGGAATTCTATGACATCACCACTCATTGGTTTCCTGCCAATCCTTTCCACGATATCGTTCAAATGCACTGTAAGGAATAGTGTGTCATTCTGTAGGAACATACCAAACTGGGAAAGGTTGAAATCTGCATCTTGCACATTGTATATTCCTCTGACTGTGTATACATCGCTTGAATATTTCCTATCCCTATTTTCTAGAAATAGTAGATCCTGAATGGTCGTCTCGTTTAAATCACTTCCTGTCACCCTAGGCTGACTAGGTGATGCCGCACCATCTTTGTTTGTGTCTCCCTGATCGTATGGACCAAGGTATTTGTGTAGGTGTAGGTCCGTGCCACCCACTGTGAACATCTCTTTGATGTTGCGGTCAAAGAACTTGTAGTCATTGCCTTTTTCAGGCTTAAAAATGGATAATCTTGGCATATCACACATATTTATTGCACAGGCAACGACTATAAATATGAGTATGTCAGAACTACAAACAGGACAACAAGAAATTTTCGATTACGTTAAGAACAATCTTGGTGACGGGATGATTGACGTTGAATTAGACCCAAAACACTATCAAACGGCACTGGAAAGAGCAGTGAATAAATTCAGACAGCGATCATCAAATGCTGTGGAAGAATCATATGCTTTCCTTGAATTGAAGAAGAACCAGAACACCTACATACTGCCAGATGAGATCATCAATGTGAGAAATCTTAACAGGAGGACCGTGGGATCAAGGACTGAAGGTGGAGAGGGTGGTACATTGTTCGAACCATTCAACCTGGCCTACACAAACACGTATCTTCTGAGGGCAGGTGCAACAGGCGGTTTGGCAACTTACTATGCCTTCGCATCGTACCAAGAACTGGTTGGCAAGATGTTTGGTAGTTTCATACAGTTCCATTTTGACGTGGCAACTAAAAAATTGACTATAACACAAAGACCTAGAGCGGACGATGAGACAGTGCTGATGCACACAGACAACTACAGACCAGACATCACACTGTTCAAGGACATCTATTCTAAACCGTGGATCAGAGATTACACTCTCGCTGTGTCTAAGATTATGCTAGGTGAGGCCAGGGGCAAGTTCAACACCATTGCAGGACCACAGGGTGGCACAACACTGAACGGTGATGCATTGAAGCAAGAAGGCCAAGCAGAGATCGAAAGATTGGAAGCGGACATTGGAAATTTTCAAGAAGGTGGAACACCACACAGTTTTGTTATTGGTTAATTGACCAAGATCTCCATTTAAATACCCTGCAATGAAAAATTCCAAATACAAAAAATATTCTGACCTCTCGCTGGATGAACTGGAAAAGTTGGTAGAGGAGTTGGAAATCATGAGCATAAAAGCGTTGAAAGAACGCAAGAAGACCTTGAGAGCATCCATATTGAGATCTGTGAGAAAAGCAATCAAAGAGATTGAAAAACGTCTAAAAAAATAGTATAATAAACCTTATGCTGATAGGTGTAGTAGGTTTAATAGGTTCTGGCAAAGGCACTGTGTCTGACAGGCTGGTAGAACAACACGGATATCAAAAAGACAGTTTCGCCAAGAGTCTCAAAGATGCCGTGGCATCAATGTTCAATTGGGATAGAAATTTATTAGAGGGCGACACTGACGCCAGCAGGCAATGGAGAGAACAGCCGGATACTTTCTGGAGTGAAAAATTTGGCAAACCCACAACGCCAAGATGGGTGTTGCAGTACTTTGGCACGGAAGTGATGCGAGGCCAGATGTACGACGGTATTTGGGTAGACAGTTGCATTGGCAGATACAAAGGACAAAACACCGTGAT